CGTCGCCGCGCTGGACTAGCGTCCGAACATCTTTGCCGAGAGTGGTTTCTGGCAAGACGGCAGTAACGCGTAATCCGTAGTTATCTTCTTCAAGCTTTAGAGTTCCCGCGCGGGTCGAACCAAGAACGCTTCCGGTGTCGTGGTTCCATAGAAGCTTGATATCGTTGCGTGCTTTTAGTGAACGCTTGAAAGCTCCGGGTGCGATTCTTTCGATAAACGGAAGCGGTTCGCTTGGGGAATTGAAGACTGCCGCGTATCCGGTGAAGGTCATTCCGTCCCCGCCTTCAACTGCTCTTAGCTCGAACTTTACTTCGTTAGTTCGTTTTTCTATCTTTGCCATTTGCTCGCTCTCTTGGGAAATACTGGCGCGGTTTTCTTCCTCTAGTCTAGCAACGACGCCTTCCGCATAATTCAACGCACGACGCGCAGAAGATTTGCTAGGGCCAGAACCCCAAAGAAGGTGCGCAACAACTCCCGCACTTGGATAATTCTCGGAAGAAGGATTTGCGTCTGGAGAATCTAGGTCTACTAAGTGCCTAGCAATCCACGCGCGAATTCTTACCCATTTATCGGCGGTTACGTTTCCTGCCGCCATAGCGCGGGCTTCTCTAACGGTTCTATCTACAAGACCGTCCCCGGCAAGTCCTTCGGCGTAGTATTCTAATCCACGGCGGGCGGCAGCTCTCATATATGCCGGAGGGTCTAGGTTTACTTGACGTTCTTCCGCTACTGCGTCGCTGGCCTGCCAAGCATTACAGTAGTTTCCACCTTCAACGAATGCGTCCCAACGTTCGCACCAAGCTTTGTCCCCGTCTTCATTTAGTCGCTCTTCATTGAAGAAAAAGCAATTGCCACAAGCGCGACCTTCGGGAACGTCCGGGGAAAGTGCCGGGCGGTAGTTGTCGGGCAGGTTGCCTTCGGTTTCTTCTTCTAAGTCTTGTTCTTCTAAATCTTGCTCTTCGACGTCTTCGACTTCTTCGCTAATCATTTCAGGTCTTGGAACTCGAACTAGCTTGAAGACGTTCATAATCATTAGGCGGTCGGTTGAATGGTAAACGTCATCTTCTAATTCGTAGATTTCCAGAACGGCTAGCTGGCCTTCTACCATTACAACTTCGGCAAGAATGTTTGGGTTGCGCTCATTCCAGCTAACGTAATCGCCGACTTGTAGCTGTCCGACGGCTGCGCGTTCTCCGACAAACTCTGTTTCTTCTGCTAGTGATACTGCGATAGCTTGGTCAATCGCGGATTCTTTAGTATCGTGGCAGGCTAAAACTTCGCCATCTTCTTTGATGACGCTCCAAGCTGGGCAGGATTCAGATTTGTCGGTTATGTAATATGGCACGTTATACCTGCTTCAGATAACTAATTGTGTGTCCGGCTTTTGCGGATACCGCGTAAACGCTTTCTAGGGGATTCATTTCTAGTTGGAGCGTTTCTTCTTTCTGAAGAACTAGCCCATTTGAAATACTTACGTCCGGGCCACCTAAGTAAACTGCGTCGGTGTTGTCGTTGTTGTGAATGATTAGACGAAAGTTAGAGTTGAAGGTTCCGTCAATAATTGACGCAACAGTTCCAACCGTAATGCCTCCCGAAGAAATCGCCATTACTGAACCTCGTAAACGCCTTGCGGATTAGCTGGGTCAATCTGCGCAACGGGCTGAAGTTGCGTGCTTGGAATTCCGGTGTGTGGAATAGCTGGCAGACCTAGAGCTTCAAGAACTGCCTTCGGGTCGTATCCGGAAAGAACTAGCTTCTGCGCCATAGCTACCTTCTTGTCGTCGGTAGAGATTCGAGAATCTGCGATAGCTACGTTAGCTAGTGGCACTCTAACTTCGTCCGCTACGGTTTCGGTCATAGGGGTAAGGTCTTCAAATCTGCGGATATCGTTCACGGTGTAATAACCCGCCTGAAGTCCGATTGAATAGGAGTTAGCTCGGGCCTGAGAATCTCCACGAAGCAATCCGTCAAGACTAAATTTCAAGAATGCGTTTTCCCCGCCCGGAACTTCGTTTAGAAGCGGGCTGAATGCTACCTCTAGCTTGGTAACGATTGGACGGAGGGTGTGTTGTACGAAGAAGATAGAGTCTTGTTCAACAGAAGCGTAAGCGGTCGAACCTTGAACGCCTAACATATGGTTTGGAATGTTGAACGCTCTAGCTACGTCTTCGACTGCTAGACGGCGGGAAGTTTCTAGCTGAGAGTTCTCAGGGTCTACGCCTGTTGCTTTCCATTCTGCGCCACCTGATAGAACTCCGGTCTTATGCGCTTTCTTTAGTCCACGGTGCGCTGCGTCAAATCCGCGACGTAGGTTCTCCGCTTGTTCTGCGTTTAGGTTTCCGGGGAACTGAATAATTCCTTGCGGGGTTGCGCTGTTGCTAAAGAAGCGAGCTGCGTAAGATTCGAGCGCGATAGAAAGACCGAAGTTGTCCTTTAGTGCCTCGACTCTAGCCATTCCGCGAATGTCGCCCGGGCGAACTAGGTCTGCTATAAAGATAACGTCTTCGGAGCTAAGAAGATTCTTCTCTCCTTGAACCTCGAACATTACGCGTCCGATTCCGTTGCGCTTGATTTGTACCTTGTGCGGGTTTAGTGGAACTAGGTTTACAACCTGACCGCCGGAACGGAAGACGCGAATAAAAGCGTTGCCGTCGATAAGAAGAGAAACGATAACCGACTGCCAGAATGCGGAGGGCTGTTGGTCTAGGTCTGGCTTGTTTACCCAAGCTGGCTTCGGACGGAACGGGCCACGTGCGCCGTCGCGTCGAATGTAAGCGTCTAAGGGTAGGGTCGAGATAGTGTCCGAGATTAGAGATACCGCAGACCATACCGCCGTAATCTTGAACGCGGTTTCTGAATTGACTAGAGTTCCAGACTGATTCAGGTCTACTAGGTCGTCGCCCGCTCCCCATAGGGTTTGAAAGTTTATGGCCCTTTTCTCGAAGAGATTATTTAGCACTAGTTACGCTCCAAAGCTATACCGAAGAATACTGCCGCTACTCCAGCGACAATGACCGAAACGGGAATCGAAATAAGAGCGATACCCACGACGATTAGCGCGGCTCCGAGAATCTGAATTGCTGTTGCCATTTTCACCCTTAGAAAAAGAAGTCGGGAACCATTTCTTCCATTCTACTACTTACGGCTCTATCAAAGGCAATAACGGCGGCTACCGCTGCGTCAATCTTGCGCGGTGAATGACGATTCTCTTTTACGATACGGATTCCCAAGTTGTCGATTTTGGTAACGGCGTTGTCTAGGTGTCGGGTTAGAACTGGGCTTCCGTCGTGTTCTACCGTTGCTCCGGTTACGGCGTCATAGAACTTAGCGCAGGCTTGAACCATTCGCTTCGGGCTAGTCGAAGGCCACTCGACGATTGGGATTCCCCGGTCTGCTAGGACTTCCATTGAGCGTTGCCAGCGGAAAGGGTCGCAAGCTACTTCCCTAGTCTTCGGGTATTTCTGGACGAAGTTCATAATCGTTTCTTCGACTTCTTGAATATCAACGCGCCATAAGTCGTCGTGAATTGTTAGGTCTTTCTCCCATTCCTTGACTAGCCAAATAAACGGCTTTTCTTCTTCCGTCTTCGGAATCGTACACGCGACTAGAACGGTACAGTCCCCGGAGAATGAGCCGTCAAAGCCCAAGATTATTTCGTCGTCCGGGCTAGGTTCACGTTCGGTTTTTAGTTCGTCCCAAGTTCCAGCGGGCAACCAAGCCGTCTGCGAAGATACCCATTGGTTCAATCGCTTAGTTCGGAACTCAGCTTCCGGTGTTCTTCTTACGGCGCTTTCGAAGTCTGCCTTATCTACCAAGTCATCAAAGCCGGGGTTCGCTTGCTCCCAAACTTTCGGGTCGCGGTGGTCTGCTTCGTCCGGTGCTGCCCACCAAGCCATAAAGAAAGACGGGTCGATAACTTCCCCGCGCGAAACCTTCTGCCCATACTGGAAAAGGTTGTAAGCGATAGAGTCCCCGCCCGTCATATCCTTTTTTACTCCGGCAGTCGTGACGGCGATTAGTTGCGCGATACTTCCACGGTTTCCCATTGCCAAACTCATAACGTCAAATAGCGAACGGTCTTTGTGCGCGTGGAGTTCGTCGGCGATTACACGGTGCGGATTGTATCCTTCTTTCGAATACGCTTCGGCAGATAGAACTCGATAGACGGAATTAGTTTCTGGAACGAATAATGCGTCCCGATAGACCTTTACCATTTCGCTTAGTTCCGTAGACTCGACGATTCTCTTAGCTTCACCGAATACAATTCGAGCCTGTTCTTTTTCCGCGGCGATTGAATAAACTTCTCCACCGTCTACGCCTTCAGCTAGTAGAGAATACAAGGCGAAAGAAATCGAAGAGAGTGCGCTCTTACCGTTCTTTCGGGGTTGCCCTATAAGAGCAGTTCGCGCAAGAAGCCCGCCGTCTTTGTCGCGGGCGTATACGTGGCGGATAAGTTCTTTCTGCCAGTCCCGTAGTTTTAGAGCGTCGCCAACCTTTCCGGCGATTCCGTCTTTACCGATTGTTCCGAAGGTTTCCGAGAACTCAATTACTATTTCTCCGTCGCCTTGTTCGATAGCCTTTTCAGGAACCGGGGTTAGCCATAGCGGGGGCCAACTACTCACGGTTAGCCTTCTTCGCCATTAGCTCTTCGAGCTTGCTCATTTTCTTTACTTCTGCCACGCCTAGACGGGAGCGGTCGGACGGAGTGAATCCAAGAAGCCCTAGATTCGAAACGATTTGCTTGTCTATCTCTCGAAGTCCTCGACGGTCTTTCGGGTTGTTGTCGGTCATTACACGCACTCGCAGGTTCCAGCGTTCGTCTATCATTTCGCAAGTCATAAGTAAAAGCTCTAGGTCGGTGTTTGGAGATATCCAATTTATGCCCGATTCCCAAACCCGGTTCCATAATTCTTGGCCGTATTTAAGAAGTGGACGTGCGGGTTCTGGAGTCTGCGTTGCTTGCGGAATTAGCATTATTGCCGATTGCTCGGGCAGGGCGCGCTTGCCGGGATTGCCAATTAATCGCTTCTGCTCTACTGGTTTAGTAGGTCTTCCGGCTGGCATTAGGCTTTCTCCGCAATCTTAAAAATTTTTTTGGATTTCTCCCAATCCCCTAAAGGGGCTTGGAAAGTAGCTGGGCTGTCTGCCCGGTAAGGGTTTCCCACCGCGCGATAATCACGTCGCAATACTTAGGGTCTAGTTCCATACCGTAGCAAGTGCGGTCGGTCTGTTCGCAAGCTATAAGGGTCGAACCGGAACCCAAGAATCCGTCATAGATTAGCTTCGCTTCTTTGTGTAGGTATTCTAGGCAATCGGCAATAAGCTTGGCTGGCTTCTGTGTTGGGTGAACTCTCTTCTCGCGTTCTCCGCCCTGAACCATACCCATCCAAACCTGAGTAATAATTTTTGCGGGCTTGTCATAAGAAGTCCATGCCATTTCAAAATCAGAAAAGTTATCGTCCCACTTACGGCCCTTCTTGTCCCAGACAATCCAGCATTTCTTGGGCTGGAGAAAGTCCGTAAAATAATTTCCACCCCAGATTAGGTAGTTCTCGAAACTTAGTTCTTGACAGACTTGAAAGAATTCTTTCGCCGTTGTCGTAGTTGAATCGCCAATTATTGGAGAGTAGGCATTCGCTTTTATTACGTTAGAGCCTTCCACGGTTCCGAAGGATTTTGCTCCCCCGACACTTCCGGAAGATTTAGAGCTGGAAACAACGTCAATTCCATAAGGCGGGTCTGTTACAACTAGGTCGGGGCTTTTATCTCCCCATAGAATTTGAACGGTTTTTATATCCGTGCTACTTCCAACCATTAGGCGGTGGCGACCTAACTGCCAAACGTCCCCGAGAGAACTTCGCTGCGGTGCGGATTCTGGAACTTCGTCCTCGACTATGGGTTTATCTTCGCCCGGGAACTCTAGAGCTTCGAATCCGAAGTTCGCAATCTCCCAACCTTCTTCTTCTAGTTCTTGTAATTGAGCAGTTAGGGTTTCGGTATTCCACGCCGCTAGTTCGGCGGTTCGATTATCAGCGAGAGCGAACGCCTTTGTCTGCTCCGGTGTCCAGTCGCCCGGAACTCGAACGGCGTCAATCTTTGTCCAGCCCAAACGCTTCGCGGCTTCGACAGTTCCATTCCCCGCAACGATTACGCCCGCTTCGGTTATGACGATTGGCTTGCGTTGCCCAAACTCTTTCAGGCTGCCTTGAATCGCTTTCAGGTTTTTATCGTCGTGTTGCCTAGCGTTTTGCGGGTCGGGCGTTAGGTCTTTGATTTGTAGGGTTTCGATTTTCATTCTTGCGCCTTTCTAGGCTTCTAGCGTATCACCAGAAAACCAAATAATTTCGCGGAGAGCCACGAAGGAATGCGGTCGGGGTTTAGAACAAGCCACTTGCTAACAATTTGCCCCGCGGGGGATATATGCCGGGAGGCCTATCTAGCCTTGTATCTACTGGGAAAGCGGGCCGTTGCCACGCCTAGCATTACAAACCAAGTGAGCTGCTTGTAAGTTCTTAGCTGAATGGCTTCCACCTAACGAACGCGGAACTATGTGGTCTATGGAGAAGCTCTTTTCATTTGGATACTTTAATCTAAGGTCTATCAGTTCACCGCAGATTCCACAACAACCATTAGAGGCGAAGAAGATACGACGCTTGAAGCTAGGCGTTAGCTGGTTGCGGTATTCTTTATCTCTTTCCGTTTTTATTTGAGTTCTAATCCATTCCCGACAGTCTTGAGTACAGTACAACTGGATTCCCCGACGGGTAGAGAAGGTAGTGCCGCAACCAATACATTCCTTCACAAAGACATCTAAGGTCTTGCGGGGCTGTCGGTTGCGCTTTCTAAGTTCTCGCGCTTGCTCTTTATGTGAACGCGAACAGTATTCTTTAGTTTCCCATTCGGTCTGGAATTCTTCTAAGCACCATTGGCATTTGCGGGTAAACTGATTCATAGTGGACTCCTTGTAAGTCTGCTCATAGCCCGGGTTGTTGATAGCAACGCCGGGTCTTCTTCTACTCTACTACGCTAAGGGCTTGTTGCTTCTGCGTCTATTACAAGAACGGTGAGCTGGAAGTAGTTGTGCTGTTTGTCCGGAGCTTGCTGGGATTACGTGGTCTGCTTCGAATGGGTCATTTTCTTTTTTTCCTTCTCCGCATAAGTGGCAAGCAATCGCAGACTCTCGGACTGCTCTAGCCCGTCGTGCGTAGTCCCCGCCATACTGTCCCGTCGTTGCCTTGCGCTGAGAACGTCTAGCTTCGTGAATTGCTTTGGCTTGCGCTTGATGTGGTT